ATAATATACTCCAGCCAAAAACGAGAGTCCAATTACTTTTACACCAAACGCAAGCAAGTCTTTGGTTCTGACATCAAGTTTTATCATTATTTAAGTCCCAGCCTTTCAGCAATCATGTCAATTTTTTTAGCCTGTGATGCTGCTGCAAATATTTCCTTGTCTCTCAGTTGCTTTCTTTCAGGAGTCAAAATGCCGATTGATTCTAGGTCGTCGTCTTTTTTAGTAGCCAATAAAGGATACTCCCTATTCATATCAGAGTCAGCTATCTTTCCACCCTTGAAGTCGCTTCTGAGTTTATTAAAATCAATTTTGAACTTATCGTTTATTCCTTTTTCGTTCATAACCACTATTCCTTTTTCGTTCATAACCACTCCCTATTCGTATTCTATTTCCAGAGTTTCAAAGTATCCTGTAGTTGCGTCATGGGGTGAAGATGCTGCTAATCCGAACAATTGACAATTCAATAAATCTCCCGCCGTTGAGTTCCAAATAGTTCCAAAGCCTGGTATTGCTGTCCACGATATAATATCACTTACCGCAAATCCCCTTGTTTCTGATATCCAAGGATTAAGGTCTGAAAGATTTGTTGACATATTTTCACCATCTGCCCCACTCGCAAAGAACCCTCTTACTACCATACCATCAGCATCAGCAGAAGTGGCTCTTGCTGTTACTCTTAACTTAATAATTGTTGTTAAATCATCTGGCAATCTTACACACACACCAGCATTTCCACCAGCACCAATTATAGTAATTCCCCTTCCAGCATATCCTGAACCATTACTCGCCCACGCAAAAGGAACTACAATTCTTTTAGTTTTCTTTGTGTCAGCATACGCCTTAATGCTTTGCTGCGTCGCCAGAGCATTAGCGTCGTCGCTCCCCATAGCATCTTCGTCAAGAATCGTGTCTATTACTACTCCCGAGTTATCGTTGAAATACATATCCTTAATATCGTCAATACCATTGTCATTCATATCAATATCAGCGTCAACAGTCATCTTGCTTGATGGCAATAATCCCTTAACTTTAGACGCCAGATCGACGCATTTATTCTTAAGGTGCGACGTGCCTATCTTATGGATTAGCATTCTCATTATGTCGTTTCTATCTCTCTCGTTCATTATATCTCCCTTAATAGCAAAGTGGTTTCCCATTTATTCTTGTCGTGTGATATGTAAACTATTTTTGTGTAGTCGGTTGAGATACCAGCTCTCGCGCTTGTCAGATATATTACATCGCCAACCTCAAGAGCTGGCAGATAAGAGCATAAGCATTTTATTTTATACAGTGGATTTTTAAGAGCTTCAAAGTATGTCTCGGCTGTGTCAGTGGCGATCGCGATCTTGTCATCTTCCAAGAGAGCACCCAGATCAATGCTCAATTTCCTGATTCCATATTTGTCTATACTGTGAGGACGATCATCGTCCTCTGTAACACTATCAGTCGTCGCTTTATAGTTACCAAAGGTTACTTCAACCCTGTTCTTGACGCCAGAGTATCCATCATCATAGCTCAAGACCTTAATTAGATAGTTGTCGTCAGTGATTTCAAGATCGTATATGTCGTCAGCTCCCTTACGTCTGAAAAAGAATAGAGGTAACGTCGATCCTTCAGTGTCTTGGTTTTCAAAGCCGACTTCATAGTCGCAAGCTTTAGCGATTTTCTTGATCGCTGACCAGCCATCGTCTCCTCCAAAGTCAGCCATTTCTACTGTTATACCACCAGTATAATGGTAAACGATAAGACTATTGATATGCGGAGTCCCTGACGCGTATCTGATGTTAGTCAAGAGCCGAACTCTGACGCGTAAGTATCTCGCTGGCGTGCTCATTATATTATTACCTGGAGATAGCTTTGTCCAAGTGCTCCAAGTGTCAGACCAGCCAGCGTCAGACGACTTTGAGCAAGTGTAAACTTCAGCGATGTTACCATTCAACTCAATATCGTAAGTCAGCTTACCAAACACCGATGGAGTAGCACCCAAGTCAAGCGTCGCACTCGTCCAGTCGCCTGTTGGTATATAATCTCCAATGACTTTTATATCATAAAATCTCGGTGCGATATGCGTTGGCGTTCCAAGTATAGACGTTCCACCAAAGCAAGAGAATTCAATCATATCAATCGGACAGTCGGTTGTTATGTTCCAGCCCTGTGCTGCTGCTGATCCCTCATTACCAAGAGAATATACCCTGATTGTTGACGCGTCAACTCTCTTGACAAAGATTTCAGCATTCCCGCCATAATTGTCCATCGTTCCAAAGCCGATATACGCGTCAGCTATTGAGCAAGCCAAGATACCATCAAGATAAAAGTCAATTCTTGCGGCACCTGTTTTCACAACCCCCCAGAATCTCTTATTAGAATTGAAATAAAACTTAATATCGCCATCGGTCAACACAAAGAACTCAAACTTAAACGAGATATACTCGTCAGCTTCGAGAGGACTCTGGAAATATTTCCACGCTCTCGACAGTCTTGCTGACCAGTCGGGAGACGCGTGGCTCATTAATCCACCCAGCTCGATCGAGTTTGATCCAGTTGTTTGTATTTTGGCGTATCCATCGTATCCTTCGTATGTCGAGCTGACTGGATTTTGAAAATATTCAGAGTGCCAACCAAGAGGTAACTCGTCTTCGTCAGTAAGGTCAGAGAAGTCTTCTGTCTGGTCGTCTGATATTTTGACGTAAGCGTCAGCTCCAGCGTCTACTCTCTCGGTCTTCTCAAACGCTCCAGCGTCAAAGTGGACATCGGTGTTCATTGTCTCGGTGCTTTCAGAATAAGATGGAAAGATCGCGTCCATAATAGCGTGGTTTGTTATACCAGTTGCTGTGCATATTGCCTCGACAAGATACTCAAGCGTCTGACCAGCATACCAGTATTCGTATGACGATGTTATCGCGTCCAAATTAGATGGTGCTACATTGAACTTGATCTGTGGAGCCTGATCTGGATCATTGAGCCGAGTAATCTCATAGTCTGATTCATCTTTAGCAACAGAATCAACCTCGACATCGATTATCCTACTAACACCTTTGTAAGTGACTGGAAAGTCAAACGTGGTTTCAGTTCCATCGCCTGTATCAATAGCTTCATCTGTTCTCGTAAGTGCTACTCTTGACGCGTCGGTTGTCTTGAATAAATAATCAAGACCGACGACGATGATCGTGGTTTCGCCTTTGGCGATGTTTACTTTTATGCCTGCTTCTGGTATTACTCCTTGATATATTTTGTCGCCATAGGTTTTGCCATCATCGTCAACAAAGCCACTCTCAATCTTGACCAGAGATTTTGTCGCAACGTATCCTGACCAGTTGGCTCCACCGAGCATCCACTCGGTTGTCCCTCTCACTGTAAGTGTAAGATTATTTGACTTAAACTCATTTAAGAACGTTGGATCTAACGCCATCGATGGATTGCTTGAGCTTTTTACCCAATCATTAAGATCAATACCAGCGTCTTCAATATCTTCCCAATCATATAATTGAGTAAATATATTCCACACTTTCCTCTGAAGAGTATATTTGATATATGGTTTGAAGTCTTCATTTTGAAGTTTCTGGAAGACGGCATCTTTGCCAATGTTTTTCATTTATACTCCATCCATTTCAATTTTGATTGTATAGCCAGCACCTTTATAATTGACCGTATATAATTCAAGCCAGTCGTTTGACCAGCGAACCATCCATATATCGCCTTTCCTTGAATCTGGCTCTGGGTATATACAAAACGATTCATTGTTCATTTTAATATCTCTTAAGTTCTCCATCATAGTTTCATTAGCCAGAGAGAAGATCAGCTTACATTCATATTTACGATAATTAAACCAGCTCTTAAGGACGCCACTTTCCAGCCGATATTCGCCTTTCTTATCGATGACTTTCTGGTTTAACGACGTGGCGTTGTCTGTCGCTGAATAATTAGTGTGCATTGCCAACAGCTCGCCGATAGTCTTCTCCTCGTTGGCGACGATTGTGCTCTCAATCTCAACCCTGATTTTCCCTGCTGTGAGTTCTGAAAACGTGATATACAGATCATCGTCGGCGTTTGTTAAGACCAGACCATCAGCGTCGGATGTTCCATTATAAACGATGGTCGTTATCGTGCTATATGCTCCAGCAGCAGTTGCTGAATATCTCAATCTGAACTTCTTGATGTTTGTGTTACGTATACATATAGCGTCGATGTCTCTTGTAATGTTAGTTCCAGCACTGTTCTTAAATATGCATTCAACATAAACATCGTAACCAGCTTCTGATGTCTCGCCACTTGATGTCCAGCCGACCTCTCTGTCGCCATTAAAAACATCAGCAACCCCTGATCCACTGGTCACAGCCATTTCACAATACCTGTCAACATAATTTCCAAGTAAGAATTTAGGTTCATCTGACATTATGATAGCTCCTCTCGTTCTCGACCTTCATTATATATTGATTGAGCCATTTCCAAAGCACTCACTACGCCACTCTTTGTTGCTTCATTTATCTTGGTCAATATGATGTCGATATTCTCGTCACTGATTATTCCCTCAATCTTGTTATTGATTATTAGTTCATTTACAACTGTGCCACCACCACCAAATCCTCCCATCTTTTTTAGCATCGCCTTTGTTCTCTCGTCTTCCATAGGCAAGATTATTTCTTTTTTATTTTTCTCTCCAACTCTGATTATTTGATCGCCTGTGACCATACCACCACGCTCTGCCGCATTGTTCGCTGATATTTGAGAAGAGGTCATCGCTATTTGAAGCCCTGCTTGAGCAGCACCGATGATGATGTTGGCTGGTGGTGGGAATACTGCTGCTGCCGCGTAAGACCTCTGTATCGCCAACGCACCAGATATTAAGGCTTCAGCTTTTTGTATCTTTTTGTAATTGGCTTTGTCTTTATTGTAAGCGATGTCTGCGGCTTCTTGCGTCATCTTACCACTTGAAACAGCGTCATCGTATCGGTCTTTGTTTGACTTGAGATTGGCTTTTGATGTAAGTGCTATAAATTGTATCGTGCTCTTTGCAAGATTAGCACCAGATTCAATCATCGCTTTATCAGAGTTCTTCTTGTCGTCGAGTTCTTTTTTCTGGAGAGCGATTTTTTTGTCAGTCTCGTCGCCAGCGATTTTCAATCTTGCTGCTTTACCATACTGATCAATAAGCGTCTTATCAACGCCACTCTTCTCATACTCTGCCAGCTCTTCATCAAGCTCGACCAGTTTAAGCTCATTTTCTGACAGTCTGATCTCTCTCAACTGTTCATCAAGCTCGGCTGTGGCTTCAATTTTCTCTTCTGCTGCTTTTGCCTCAAGCTCTTTTATTTTAGCAAGCTCTGCGGCAGTGTGTTGCGTGAACCCTGTGACCTTTGTCTTCTGATCGTCTATTGATGTCGAGGTTGAGTCCTTCATACTATCAGTCGTATCTTCCCAGATATTCTCAATCCTCTTACCAGTGACCATAACGTGATCGCCGATCTCACTGAACTTGCCTTTCATAACAGAGCCAATCATTTTTCCTAACATTGTGATATGCTCAATAGCACTGGCGAAGACCTTGAAGATGACCTTTCCGACGTTAGCGATGTCTGGCAAAATAGGTCCCAAGCCCTCTGCAAGACTGTTGATCGTTGGTATCAGCTCTGCACCGAGTTGTTCTTTGACATCGCCGACAGAGTTGCCAAACTGTTTCATCTTTCCAGTTCCAGATTGTGCGATGGCTTCAGCCGTCCCCCCGAAGTTGCTTTCCATTTCCTCAAGGACAGCATTAAAGCCATCTGATTTGAGCTTGGCTTTATCAACGATGATACCATACCGAGACAGCGAGCCAGTCTCTCCGACTGCTGCCTTACCCATCAAGATCGCGGCTTGCTTTAGATCTCCCCCTGTTGCTGCTGCCATATCAAGCGTCGCAGCAGTTGCTTTTTTAATGACCTCTTCGCTTAACTTAAACGTCGAGAGCATCGCTTGAACTTCAATTATTGATTCATCGCCGTAGGTGGTTGTCTTTTGAAGTGATGCGGCATAGTCTTGAAGGCTTTTACTGGCTTTATCTGTATAGTTACCGCCAGCTTTAAGCCCAGCGTTCAATTTAGCGATGGCTACTTCTTGTTTATTTGCGGCGTCAATAAACGACTTGATACCTGCGGCTACGACGCCTGTCGCCAAGAGATTACCAAACGACGAGAAACCCTTGAAGGCTCCAGCGACTTTGCTTTTTAATCCCGTCAGCTTCTTTGACGCGTTATCTTTAGCGTTGACAACTAATTGAACTTTCATATTTTGCGTCATAGGTTAAGCCCTCGCTAATGCTTTATTGAACAGATCAGACGTCTTGATCATTTTAGACGTCAGCTTGTTGATAGCTCTTCGAGACATAACGCTCAAAGGTAGTTCGTCTTTGTGGTATTGCTTTTTGTTCTCTGTGATGATGGGATAAACAACGTAACGCTTTAAGAAATAAAGCACCTGATCTCTGTCTGACATTTTAAGAACTCGCGAGATAACCTCTGGTGCGATGATCTCGGAGATCTGATCATTGGTCTTGCCAGCTTTTTGAAGCTCGTCAATCCTGCTCTTGACCACCTTAACATCAATGATGGTCTCTGGCGTCAGTGGTTTGACTATGAAGTCAAAGCCATCAACTGATACGACACTGGTCTCGCCTTTAAGCCCTTTAAGATACCTTCTAATAGCTTTTACCATAATAGTCTCCCGTTTATACCTTTATTACGTTATTTTGTCAGTAATGAGCCATAGCACGCCAATTCAAGCCATATCTGGCGAGATTTAATACGCGGCAGACTGTGTGTTCCAGATTGTTATTGTCAGCGTTTGAGTATCGCCTGTGCTGTAATAACCATTAAAAGATACACTCGCTCCGAACATACCATTCATATCTCCCCACGGATAAGCGTTGTATTGTAGTTTGTGAGCGTCAATGATCAGTCTATACGAGTCCGTCGAGATTTTATCTCCGATATACGTGATCACGATGTCACTGGTTGAGCCAGCTACAAACTTGTCTCTCTCGGTTGAATCAACAAAGTATATCTGGAATGTTCCTGTGACAACTATACCATCAACGCAGATGATGTCGCTTGATGTCTCGTTGCCATCGAGAACGTTCTTGAGCTTGGCTTGGTTGTCAATCTCCATTGACCAAGCTGTGACATTAGCTCCATTTGACGCTCCTCCGATCGCTATTGATGACACGTCAGAGAACTTGAAAGGGTTCGGATCAGCAAACGTCGCAGAGCCGATTGTTCCTGCGGCTTCGTTTAGTCCGATGATCTCGGCGTTGCACATCAATCGTTCATCTGCCTCTTGAGACAGTGACAGCTTTTTGACGAGACAACCATTATACCCTTTGTCAGCAATAACCCCACCGCGATCAACAACAAAGCTCAATGTATCTGGTATCAGAACTGTCGCTGGTGTAAATACGTGAACATACGCGTCAGTCTGAACAGATCCAGCTCCAGCGTTTTTACCCATAACACTATCAACCAACAAAGCGAAATCGTTGTTTTGCTCTACTGGAAGATTGACTATCGAGCCAGATGCAAACTTGCGACCGAGAACAGAAGGAAACTTCTCTTTGATGTCTCTCGTCGCGTTATCTTCAAGTAACGCTCTGGTCATTTGAAACTCACTTCCACTTTCAGGAGCGAGCCATCTGGTTGCGGCAGTCAATGTCAATCGAGTGCCCTCTTTGCCAACTCCAACTACTTTTTCTCTGATCCCTGTATCAGCCATTGTTTACTCCTCCCTATTAATATGATCCAGACTGTGCGTTCTGTATCGTCACAGTGATCGTCTGGCTGTCGCCTGTGCTATACACAGCGTTGAACGCAACGCTTGCTCCAAACATTCCATTGATGTCGCCAAACGGATACGCCTGATACTCGATCTTATGAATATCAATCGTGATCTTATATGTTATAGCACCACCGATGACTTTACCGATGTAAGTGATGACGAGATCAGAAACTGATCCTGCAACGTATTTGTCTCTCTCGGTCTCGTTTACCATATAAGTATTAAACGTTCCATCGACCAGAACACCATCTACGCAGTTGATGTCACTCGGTGTTACAACTCCATTGATCGGCGTTTTTAGTTTAGCTTGGTTGTCGATGTTTATTGAGAAGCTGACGATGTTAGCTTTGTTATCAACAGTAGCAAGTGCTATCGATGATATATGATCAAACGTGAAAGGATCTGGATCGCTGAACGATGGCGAGCCGACGTTACCAGTCGCTTCATTAAGACCAATGATCTCGGCGTTCATCATCAGTCTTTCGCCCTGTTCTTGATTTAATGTCATCTTCTTTATGAGACAGCCATTGTATCCCTTAACGCCAAGCACTGCACCCCTGTCGACGTGGAAAGAATACGTCGGTGGTATGATGACTGTCGCTGGCGTGAATACGTGAGAGTATCCTCCGTCTCCAAGTGAGCCAGGAGACGCTCCTTGACCACCGAGAACAGCGAACAAAAGATCGCCGAGATTGGCGTCTTGCTCGACTGGTAAGTTGACGATTGAGCCACTTACAGCTTTCGGTCCAACTACGCTTGGAAACTTCTCCTTAATATCTCGCGTGCCATTATCCTCAAGCAAAACCCTGTCAACTTGAAACTCGGTTGAACTCTCTGGTGCGATCCAGTTCGCCGCAGTCTCAAGCGTCAGTCTTGTGCTTTCTTTTTCAAACGCAACAACCTTTTCTCTAATTCCTGTGTCTGCCATTTACTTACCCTCCTTCTTTTTTTTCTCTTCTTTATTGATCTTGAAATTAGCCGAGCCAGAGACCATATCGATCAGCTTGGCTGACTTAACAACCTCGTCAACTCTAAACGATACAGCTCCACCCTCTGCTTTTGGAAATACGCATTCTTTAATACAGACATACTCTTTTTTGTCAGCCATCTTTTACCTCCCTGTTTGTGCTGTTAGTTTGACTACTCTTAATATGATTTCTACGTCTCTCTCGTTGAACGCTCCCCTCTCGTATTCAGTTCTCTCGAAAGTCCAGCTATCACAAAGATCAGTGCCAGACAGATCGAGCTTTGGATACGCAGCCAGTGCGTTCTTGATATTTGCGGCGTGCTGTAAAATACCCCTGCTCGTTCCTGATCCTTTGATACCTGTTGCATTAGTTCCAAACCTGATAGCTCCGTAAATAGGTATACGATAGACCATATCAACGCGACCTCCAAGCGTCTTTATAAGTTCTTCTTCATTCTGTGGCTCCATCACTATAATCGGATACAAAGGATAATCCTTTTGAGCTCCCTCGTAAAACTGCTTGGTCATCGTCATATATTTTTTAAGCTCTGTATTGGCTTTTAATATGGCGACGACTTCATTCCAGATTGTCAAGTATTGAGCAGCCATTTTGTCTCCCTTACGTTAAGTAATCGACTATCATTTTTTCTATCATAGGCGTCTCGCTGTCTTGCATACGCAAGAACGGTCTCGCTGGTATCTTTTTAGTCCTATGACCGAACTGATGTATTTTAGCATAGACCAGATTAGTCCCGACTTTAGCTTGATACCTGTCAGATACGCTGGCGATAGACTGACGGAGCGTTCCAGTGTCTTGCAACACCTTACTGATACCAGAGCCACCGCCTTTACGTCTGGCTATACGTGTGCTATCCTTGAGAGCTTTCCAACGCTGTGGTCTTCCCTCTTGCATAAAGTTCGCCATCGTTGATTTATGCATTACCAGAGCGATCTTTCTCATAGGATAAGAGAAGTTCTTGATCTTGGCTTCTTTATCTCTCAAGAGCTTCTCAAATCTCTTGACTTTGGCTTTGTCATAATTTAGTGTAATTCCCTGATTAGCCATTTAATCAATATCCTCCACTACTGGATCTTCTGAATGATCTGGATCAACGACCTGATTAAGCTCGCTGTCCATCGTAAACACGCGATTGATACCATCGGTTGACGAGTTGATCTGACGACCTCTTGACCTCGCTATGACAGCACCATCGGTATCAATGATCACAGATGGTGTCACGCCTTTCTTTGTGCCAAGTATCTTGTTCATTATCTCTTCAGCGTCTTTTTTCCACTTGTTAGCCAAGATCCTAAAACCGTCCTCTGTCTCGACAGTTTGCTCTTCCATAATATCTCGCATTATCAAATAGCGAGCCATAAACTTGCAGATCGTATTGATTATCGGTGGAGTGCTTGTTTTACTAAACGGCACGCTAAACATCGCACCCAGCGTTGAATCGATCATATTTTGAGCTTCAACGATACGCGTGTTGATGTCGTCTGGATCAGTCCAGCTCAACGCGTCGACCTTCTCTTCAATAGTGTGGTTTTGAACTTCTGCTGCTGTGACATAATAATCAGCCATAATTCAACTCCTTTATCTTCCAATAAAATAATGCAAGTTTACGCAACCATCAGTTATAGCACGCGTCGAACTCTCGACGTTGAAATGGTAATGTTCTCCAAGCTCGCCTATAAGATACGGTGCTGTTCCAACTGGATTGTTCTTCTGGACAGCCGTTTTTATCTTCATTTGTATCTTTACATCGCCATCCTCGTCTGTGATCGCGACCTTTCCAGTTCCACTTGCAAAAGTTCCGTGCCCTCCGAAACTATCAATGTAAACCCTCTTATCGCTGGCTGGCTCGATTGTTGCAATAGAAACATACTTAACATCAGCAAGCACCAACGTCGCTGTCGTGTCAAAACAATTATATGTATATGTATCATCTACGACAGAAAAACCACTCGCCTGCTCAATATGATAAGCTCCGCAAACTATATCCCCATACCCAAGACTGATTGCAGTAATAGCATCAGTAATCACTTTGATCGTCGTGGTCGCTACTGATGTAGTCCACGTCGTTGTCGTTATGCTTGTATCAGCGTTGACGCGATGAAACGATATTGATGACGCCAATACCCTCATATACGCTCCAGTCTGTGCTGACGTCGATGTAAAATAAACAGTGAAACCATTGGTCGTATATATACAGCTCTCGGTATATGATTTTTTGCCATACCACCACGGATTACCAGCCAACGCTCCACTGACAAACGTCATTAATAGTATCGCGACTATGAACAGTGCTGCTTTGTTTCTCGTTTTCATTTTGAGTCCTCCTTGTTTAAGCTCTGTGCCGACGCTTTGACACGTCGACACGTTCTTTTTAATTTATAGCAACCCCTCAAGTTCAGCGATTGCATTTTTAAGACCAGCAATGATACTTTCGTCTGTTTCTTTTTTGATGTCCTTCTTGATCTTCTTGATATTCTCTTTGATCTCGGCGATCTCTTCCTTTGTTGGCTTTTTGTCATCTGGCGTGCCAACCTCATTACCAGTTCCTTCTCCGTCTGGCTCGCCGACCTCTTCATCAGAGTTATCGACGCCGATAATACCATCGTCCATCAGCTTGATCTCAAGTTCTTTGTTATCAACAGCGATCTCGTCGCCGATCTTGTAGACCTCGCCTTCAATCTTTGCTGCAATTTTACAAATTAACTTGTCAGCCATCCCTTGCCTCCTGTTAAGATTTATTCTTCAGCTATGCTTTTTTCGACCACCGGTGGTCTAATAGAAACATTGTAATCCCTCGTGCCGTTTGGATCACTCGCGAAGTCTATCGTGTTATAGTCAGCGTCTGCTTTGCTTGCGGCTGCTGTTCCTGCTCCGTCCTCGCTAACGCCGAAGACATCTGTCGTCGCGTGTATGTTGACTGGCAATCCGAGCTTAACCCCTGTTCCAACGTCAATCGAGATGTAATCGCTGGCGTCACTCTCGGCTCCTGATATGGTTGTCGCACTATAAGACACCGACGTCAGATAGCAGTAAGCATAGTTTGAGTAAGCCACTGTCTGTGACGCGACAAGAACCTCTGTCCGAGTTATACCAGTGCTGTCTACTCCTGTGATAGATAAAGCCGATCCTGTTATTGAGCACGCAGTCCCGCAGGCTGAACTCAACGTCACAGAGATCGTTCTCGGATAATCTGGCTGGCTTGAGAAGTTTAACGCTAACAGCGTGGTCGCTCCTGCTATCAGTGACGTGGTTGTTACCTGAACGTTGTCCCAGATAAGATCAACGTCGGCTGTGGCTGGTGCCTCCCAGCTATACATACCTCCAACATACAGAGCGTTGGCTGGATACAGATAACGCCACGTATCGATCTGGCTGACAGCGTGACTTATTGAGACAAGCCCAACCATCAAGATCATTAAAATCATTATGCAACTTAAAAGTTTCTTGAACATCTTTCTATCCTCCCTTTCTTGATGTCAGAGGGAGCGACAAAGCCACTCCCTCATTAATCAATGTATTTTTAAGCGATTGCTCCTGTGATCAGATACCCACAGGCTGCGGCGATCAGCTTTTCATCGGTTGTCTCGATTACCTCGATAGCATCGCTCCGTTTGGTCGGCTCACGCCAGCCAGATACTACTGGAAGTTTGCTTGAGATAGTCGCTCCAAGAGACATAACGTTCAGTCCCGGCGTCGGTGCTATGAAGCAGAGCAACGCTACTTTGGTATACAGCCAGTCTTTATCAACTGTCTGTCCTTCGTTGGCAGTGTTATAAACCGCGCCAGCCACCAGACACTTCCCAACGCCAACCACTTCAGCGATCAACTCGGCTGTCAAGATCCCCTTCATCGAGTATTTAATCTTCTCGGTGAAAGCGGGATGGTTCTTGAGCTTGTTGAACACGTCTTCCGATAAGACCAACGTATTCGGATTGACACCTACTGCTTTTTTGATCGTCTCTTTTCCAGTGTCAATATCATCGATCGGATCAGAGGTCGTCTTCGCACTCCACTGGTCATCGCCAGTCAGAGCTACGGTCTGTGTTATCGTTGATGCTGAAAACACGATGTCCAGAACCCTTTTCTCCCTCGCCAGCTTGAGTATCTTGGTAATGTTCTCGGTTGTCTGAACCCTCAACTGCACAGGATTGTCGACGTTCCTCTTCATCTTATCGCTTACGAGATCGTGTAGACCATAGTCCTCGCATTCATAAGACGCCTGCGTCACTGACCATTCGACCTGCTTGGTCGGTGTTTTATCAGCTACCTTCGTCTCTGGTGTGCTGAACTGTTCCTGACCATAGACGGTATATTTACCACTGTCTTGTTTAACTCCCAATCTTGGAAATATCAGCTCTCCTACAAACATCTCATTCTGATACTGAATGGATATGTTTGATAAGAGTTTGTCAACGTGAATATCTCTCCAGTCTGCCATTTAATCGTCCTCCTTAATAGATTTTTAAGTCTGTGACTTTAAGTCTTGAGACTACGCTTCGCTTGCGGCTGAATGTGCACCGACCACTACGATACCCTCTATAATATCGCCTGCCGTGGTTGCTGCCTCAAGTGCTACTGCGGCAAGATACTCGTTTGCGGCGTCGGCAACTTCAAGAGTTCCAAGACCACCTGTATCTGCTACTAATCCTTCTCCCTCGTCGCACGTCTCTTCAGTCAACAGCTTTGACGTTCCAGCGATACAAACCCTGCAAGCTTCGTTTGTATTCTCTGGCTTGGACTGTAAAATCCCGATCGCTCTGGTCGATGAATTACTCGGTGTAGCCAGTAAACCATCGGTGTCAAGACTGACAACCGTATACTGAAAACTCGACGGAGCTGCTTTGCAAGCTGCTGCCAGCGTCGCTCCTGCTTTGACTGTAATGCATAACTGATCTCCGAATTGTGACATATCCTTTACCTCCTATTTAGATTTTGAGACTTGCTATTTGGTCACTAACGGCGTATCGTGGTCTTTGCCACTGGTGTCGCCAAGAGCTACAACTTCCTTCTCATACTCGGCGTAAAGCTCTGGCTTTTTGCCACTGACGAAGATTACTGCCTGTGCGTATGTCGCTTTCTCGTTGGCTTTCTGATACTCTGCGACAAGTGCTTCAAATTCGTCATACTTTGATACTTCTTTTTTGCCTTTTCCGTCGCCCTCTTCTGCTGTCTCGGCAAAGTCAACCTGCTTGACGTTCTTCTCAAGCATAGCCCTTAATACCTTAAGAACAGGCGTGTCAACTTCTTTTCCAACCTCGCCAAACTTGATGACTTTGTTTTCGCCATAAGAATTGGCAAGCGTCCTGTATCCCTGTTCCTGTGATGGCAACAGTTTACCAGACTCCTTGAACTCAAGGATCAGAGCGTCAACGTCAGCTTCAAACTTCGCTGTCGCGTCGGCTTTCTGCTTGGCGTCAAATTCAGCCAACTTGGTCTTCTGATCAGTGTCTTTCTTGTCAAGCTCGATCTGTCTGGCTTCGAACTTGGCTTCCTGATCTTTAATTTCCTGCTCTTTCAGTTTCAGTTCAGCTTCTGTCATTTTTACATCCTCCTCTTTTATTTTATTTTTATCCAGCTCGCTGTCGAGCTGCTTTTTGATTTTAGTGATCTCTTCTTCCAGCTTTACGACCTCCTTTCGTAAGGTTTCACTCTCTTCATTTGTTATTGTCTGTCCAGCTCCTGGTCGATCTGCCCTACGCATTGTTCCACCGCATTCAGGACACTCGAAGGTATTGCAATGCTTGTCTGACTCCATTTTATGACCGCACTTGATACACTCACAGCCAAACGTTCCAGAGTTCTCAAACTCCAAGACGTCTTGCGTCTCCTCTTCGGTATATAGAGCCAAGATGTCATTAAGACCTTTGACACTCGGCGTATCAGCTCCCAAGAGAGCCACAGCTTTAAGCAACATATTGCCTTCGCCATCATAGTTCGGATATATCTCGGCTGACCTCTCACGCCAAGACTTGCCATTGATCGCTTTGATCAGTTTGTTTGGCACGTCTGTGATATTACCAACCAGCATATCGCCTACCACCTTTAAGCTCTCAACCCAGCCAAGAGCAGGCAATCCTTTGTCTTTAACGTGACCGAGCTTGATCGGTGGATGAAACAGACCTTTCTTGATCTGTTCGGTTGTGAACGCAGCCAGTCTCTTGAGCTTATCGACTGACGTCGTGACGACACGTCCATCGCTGGCTGTGTGCGTTCCAGCTTGAAATATCTCCATATCCTTAATAGAGCCATATTCAACCAGATCGTCCTCTTCAAACCTCTCATACATACCTTTAATCTTGTTCTTCTTAAAGCCAGCCTTCTTGATAGCCGACATACCAGACTGTAACGATGTCTCGTTACTCTTGGTCTTGCCGAACATCTTGTTATACTCGGCTAAAAAGATTTGCTGTCCGAGAAGTGGCATCGATGACCTGATCTCCTCTGGAAGCTCTGATACATTTTTGTAAACCATCGTCTCCTCCTTATAAACTTTTGCATTCTTAATCTTAAAACTCTACCGGTCCCAAACAACCTGTCCATTAAGTCTCACAAAAGCGACTGCTGCGCCACTCTTGTTTTCAATCCATCCCTGCCACCCTGCTCCTGCTTGATTACTGTAAGATTTATAAGTCATAATACCTCCCCAGTCTTCTGCTCGGTTATTTCGTTCCCATGAGCTTTTGCATCTCTACGAGATAAATGCCATTCGTTCCATGTTCCCTTCTCAACCAAACTAAATGCTGCCCATGAGTACCAGTTCTCTGTTTCCATAACTTCCTCCTTTA